GTACGGCACCCGTTGCTGCTCGAAGCAGTGTTGCGGTTCCAAGCCAACGCCCGGTCGGAGCTTCTTCCGACTGACGGCCCGGTAAAGATTCGCAACGACACTAATAATGGTACGCTGGAAGATGACCGACTGGCGAATGCGCTTGAGCGCGACATGAACCACTATCTGACGAGCGTGGCGAGGGAATACTATCCAGATACTGACCGCATGTTGTTCATGCTGGGGTTCGGCGGCACGGCGTTCAAGAAGGTGTATTTCTGCCCGCTGCGCAATCGCCCGGTCAGCGAGACGGTGGATGCCGACGATCTGATCGTGAACAATTCGGCCATCAGCCTGTCGGATGCCAAGCGTATCACCCACCGAATCGTTATGCGGCCATCGACGGTTAAGCGCATGCAGATTCTAGGCGTTTACCGCGACGTGGACCTTGGTCTTCCCCAGCCGATTGACTTGGATTCGGTGAAGCGCGAGAAGAACGATCAGCAGGGCGTGAAGGCGGAGAATATGGACCCGGAAGACCGGGATCGTGAAATCTACGAGTGCTACTGCGAGCTTGACCTGCCGGGTTTCGACCATAAGCGCAAGGGCAAGGTCACTGGCCTCGAAATTCCGTACCGCGTCACCATCGACTCTTCCTCAAAGGAAATCCTGTCGATCGTTCGGAACTACAACGAGGACACGAAGGACTTGCCGGAAGCACGGCAGGTGTTCGTGAAGTACACGTTCGTTCCGGGCATGGGTTTCTACGACATCGGGTTGCTGAACGTACTTGGCAACACGACGAATGCGGTCACTGCCGCATGGCGCGAATTGCTTGATGCCGGAATGTACAATAACTTCCCCGGATTCCTCTACAGCGAATCCGCGATGCGTCAGAACACGAATATCTTCCGCGTTCCTCCGGGCGGTGGTGCACCCATCAAGACGGGTGGTATGCCTATCCGCGACGCGATTATGGAGTTGCCCTATAAGCCGCCGTCCGCAGCGCTGATGCAGCTGGTCGAGAACATTTCGCAGACCGGCATGAGAGTCGGTGGAACTGCCGAAATGGCGGTGGGTGAAGGCCGCGCCGATGCCCCGGTCGGAACAACGCTGGCGCTGATCGATCAGGCGACCAAAATCCTGAATAGCGTTCATAAGCGCATGCATACCGCGCAAGCGGAGGAATTCCAGCTTCTGCTCGAATGCTTTAAGGAGAATCCGGAGAGCTTCTGGCAGCGCAACCGCAAGCCCGCATACCCGTGGGACGAGCAGACCTTCATGAAGGCAATCGAGGACTACGATCTGGTGCCGCAAGCCGACCCCAATACGGCGAGCCAGACGCAGCGCGTAATGAAGGTGATGGCGCTGAAGCAATTGGCGCAGAGCAATCCTGGCCTCTACGACCCGATTGCGGTCGATATTGCAGCACTGCAAGCGATCGGCTGGAACAATCCGGAACAATTTATGGCCCCGATGTCCGCGCAGGGTAAGATTCCGCCGGAAATGCAACAGGCCATAGCCGAAATCCAGATCAAGAACAAGGACGCCGACACTCGCGCCAAGCTGGCCGACGCCAAGATCGCAGAGATCGCTTCGAAGATTCAGTCGTCCAATCAACCCGATCAGCCGGAAAGCATGTCGACGGCGGACCAGCTCAAGTTCATCGACCTCGACGTTAAGGCAGCCGATGCGAAGATCGATGCGGCCAATCGTGCAGCGGATCGCGAATCTCGCGAAAGGCTCGCCCTGCTGCAGCTGGTCCAGAAGCTGATCGAGGACCCGACGAAGATCGAACTGGCTGAGCAGCTGGTATCCGGACACCTTATTCAGAAGCTCGAAAACGAGGGCTGACACCCATGGTCGACCACCGTCGCCGCGTCGAGAATGCCATTCGTATAGCCAAAGAGATTCATGGCAAGCGGAGCAAGCCCCCACTGTTGCAGGACCAGTACCCGACGAGCTATATGCCGAACGTTGGAAGGCAGGTGATGCAAGGTGGCGGTGTGCCGGAAGACGTCGCGATCAATCCGCTGGGGGACGTGGTCCTTCCTCCGGAGGTGGTGTACGAAGACAAGCCGCGCGATTACCGCCAGCCGCTGGGCGAGAGAGTACGCGAAGGCATATCCAAGGGGTTCGGTGAACAGCGTCTGGGCCTCAAATTGGAGGAGCAGCAGCGCTACGACCCCACCGGAATTATTCAGAATATGGTCGCAGTACCTCTCGACTTCGCAATAAGGGCTCCCGGAGCGGTCATTGGTGGCCTTGCAGGTCTCGGAGCGGGCCTTTACGGCAAGCTTCCGGGGGTCGATGAGACCCAGACGAACAAGTTGCAGCGCGATTTGAAGATTCTGGGCGACGTGGCGGGTATGGAAGCCGGTAACGTGCGCCCCAGAGCACCCAAAGACGTTTCTTCGATACCCCGTAGTGGCGAAGTGTTGCCTCCTAACCCTCCGATGGCCATTCCTAGAGCGTTAGAAATCGCCAGAGAAGTCAGAGAACGCCCTCCGATTAACCCAGACGGCACTCCTAGCGCTCCTCAGCCACCTTTGCCGACTGTCAGAGAGCCGACAGCACCCGTTCAGGCACCCCCAGAGACCATCGACATGTCTCGCAGGGGCTTCTTGCAGGGTATGGGGGCCGCCGCTGGGTCCGCAGCGTTACCAAAAGGCACTCTTCCTGCCCTCCTTAATGAGCCGAAAGCCCCAGCAGCGGTAATGGACGTGTCGAGGGCCACCCCGATCCTTGACGAGATATTCTCGCGCCCAGTTCCGCTGGATCATCCGGCGGTTGTGCAGTACGCTGATCCCAAGAGACTTAGCTACGAAATGGATTATAGCCCCTATCGTGAGGGTGGAGGGCAGAATCTGAGCACTTGGGAACTTGCGAACCCTGAGAGAAGTAATCAGCTATATAATGCAATTGCTACGAGCCACCCTCAAGGTGTTGAGGGGGCTAAGGTAGCCGCTGGGGAACTGTCTAAGCCATTCTTAGAAGAAGCCCGCAAAGAGCTTGAGGCCAAGCTTGGTCACACTGTGACCGACGAAGAATTTAGTAACCTTGCCGACAGCATTGCTCGTCGTCAACAAACCATTAATGATCTTCGCCATAACGCTTATGAAGTTAGCGTCGAAGGCATAGACATAGATACGCTAAACGACCTTGTTCTAGATTACGCTAGAGTTGCGGGTAGATTGTCTGGTGAATCTCCTCCCCGTTCTTTCGATCGAGTGTGGGATAACATTTTTGAACAAGCTACCCCTGAGGCAGTCCTAGAATATCAATATGGTATTCCTAGAGAAAGTATCGCTAAAGCTCTCGATGACCCGTTTGTAGTTGATGGATGGGGAGACAACCCACCGACTATGACACTTCGCGAATATTTCGATTATGTAAATGACCAAGCTAACGAAGTGTGGTGGAGCGAGGCTAACGCTGCTGACAAACGTGCTTTGAAGCAAGCATGGAACGAAGGCGCGTCAGAAGTTAAAATAGATCGTCCGGTTGAAGAAACACTTCCACGAGGACCGGCTCAGCAGTCTTTAGCTTTTGAAGAGGCCAAACCGCCTACCATTGACGAATTGAGGCAGGTTCAAGCTCAGGCCAAGCAGGCGTTCGAAGATGCTAAGGCGGCCATTCAAGCCGACAGAACCAATCCGGAGCTTAAAGCACAGGTTGCTCAGCGCCAGAAAGAGTTGATGGCGGCGACGAAGGAAGTCGAAAAGGCCGAATCCACAAGAGAGCCCAAGCCCGGAGCCACTTCTAACGTTCCAAGGGAACCCGAATACGTACCACCTCGCTCCGAAATGGGCCTCTATAGTTATGCAGCAGAGGTCGCTGCTAAAGCTAAGCAAGCGGGCAAGCCAGAAGACCTTATTGCGTGGCTGAAAGCACAGCCCGGAGTGAAGCTTGAGGAGCTTCGCGAGGCCGGAGCGGTGCGACCGGACGGTTCGTATAATCCGAGCTTCGCGCCGGACATCAAGAAGATGACTCCGAATGAATTGGCAGAGCGTCTGAGTGCCGCAGTGCCGGAAGTTCGGGACTTCGTGCGGTACGACACTAAGGAAATACCAGTAAATAACGTTGGCGAATTAAAAGAAATCCTCCTTAATGACGAAGTCCTGTGGCGGCAAGTAATGTCAGGAGATTTCAGAGGTTATTATTCGTTTGCCGATGGCTTCGAAAGAAGAGAGTTCTTAAATAGGCTAGACGTGGACGATTATCTTAATAACGTTATTGACTCCAATGAAGGCCGTATCCGGGCCAAGGGCGATGCCGAATACGGCCCCAGTCAGTACCCAGACCTCACTACTCCGGGTGGTACCAATTATCGAGAGATTCCCCTCTCATTGACCCCGTATGACGAAACGCCACCAACTAGAGTTGTGATGAATGGTCCTTTCCATAGTGGAACATTTGCCACCATGGGTGACGCATATAAACATTTGGATGAACTTCGTGAACGTGCTAAGCAAGTGTTCGGAGATGACCCTCAACAGTTAGAATTAATTCTTAGAAACATAGGTCGTACTAGGATTTTCGAGGAAATAGACCCGTCATTCCAGACCCGCAATATAATGAGTTACGGCCATATGTCCGACGTTCCGAACAATCTGGCGTGGCTCAGGGTGCAAGACGTTGCGGCTACCAAGCCGGATGGTAAGGCGTTGCGGGTAGAAGAGACACAATCCGACATCTCGCAGAAAGGGCGCGGGAAAGGATTTAGAATGTCTCCAGAAGAACTTGAAGAGTTTAAAGCTAAAACTGATGCTAAAGCAAAGGAATACAAGCGTCTTGGTACTCAATCAGATGACGCATATTATGAATGGAAAGAAAAAAATAGGGGCCGGTCGCTTCCTGAAGGGTCAACATTATACAAGACCTTTTTAAAAGAAAACCCGGAACAGAAGAAATTAAACGACTATTTGGATAAATTGCGGCAAGAAATCTACGATGAGACTAACAGGGTTT